GCAGTACTATCATTACCAAAGCCCCCATCTGTGTCAAAGTTAGTATTATCTGAAACAGTTACACCAAACTCTTTAGGAGGGAGAGTACCATCGGGTGTAACTGTTTCATCTGTCAAAGTGTCAATCTTGTTAAGAGATCCATCCCGTTTAGCAGCAGCCTTTTGTTCTGGAGTAAGTTTTTCCCATACAGATTCTGTTAAAGTTCTGCCAAAAGGGTCTGTACCTCTTTTGTAGGATTCCCAATTCTGTTCTTCTTTTAATATTTTCTGAACTAACGCATTGTTATTAGGATGTTTTACTTTTTCCTCTTTTAATCTTTTTGCCCAATGTGCTTGATTTAGTTTTGGTTGGGGTTCAGGCATACTAGGTTGAGTGCCGTTGTCATTTCCTACTGTAGTTTTTGGCCCTGCCAATAGCTTAGGAATTATTTTCTTTAAAATTCCCTCTGGAGAGAAGGCTGATATTGCTTCTGCCGTCATTGTACCACTTAAGAATTTTAACAACTCTTTTATATTAACTGCTTTGCCGTTACCTGTGTAGTAGCTATTAGGCTCTGTAATTTTTAAATTATCATTTTGACTATCTATAGTTTTTTGTGCTTGTAGCATTTTTTCTGCATGATTCTTTGGTTCACCAAAAGTAAACATAGAGTCAAACTCTGAAGGATTTCTCAATTTAGTTTCATACAAAACACGGGCTGCAGGAGATATAGAAGAATATAGAGTATCCATGTCGCCTACTGTCATGTTATCTGTATATAAAGCCTATAGTACTTGCATCCTTGCGCCTCGTATAATTTGAGATTGCACTAATGCAGCATCTTTTACTCTAGTATCTCCCCTATCAAATGCATCTTTATTAGGAGTTGAATCATTAACAGTACTAGGCGTATATCCTACTGGATCTTCTGGAGTAGGATTTTCTGGATCTTCTGGTTTTGACCCTACAGGATAATAACCTTCAGGTACAACCTGTCCTTGTACAGGCTCACCACGCAAGGAACGTATAGTAATTATATCTCCTGCATCGTTAGTGTACTGTACATTTTTAATACCATTAGGAGCAGTATCACCAATGAAATCTTTATGAGAGGGTAGATTACTTCTAGGCATCAAACCACCTGCAGCAAAATTCATTGCCTGTGATTCAAAGTCTTCACTGTCTAAGCCTTCAATCATAGCATCCATAGCCATGTCTTCATCGTCCATGATTATCTCAGGTGGTGTAGGAGTACCTCCTATCTGCCCTTCTTCTTCCATCTCTACTAGACCAGTCTTGGCCTTATCACGAATCTTCATTAACTGACCAAGGCCAATAAAACGTACCACATCAGCAGGAAAGACAAACTCACCTTCACTTAACTGAGCAGGAATATCATCTCTAACTTCCTCTTGCAAGGAGCCAGTTGGCACTTCATTACCTGAGATAGGGTCTACACTAGAACCATCATCTAAGAAACCGCCTTCATCATAACCCTTAGTTTTCATCGTTAACTCTCTCTCGTAAATACTTCAATGATCTTAATTGCTGAATGGCACCTTGTGACTGGAACATCTCCTGTGTATCAGTAGTCTGCTCTAGCTTGCGGTGTTGTTGCTCTATCAATACATCCATGTATTCTGTGAATGTACTGTAAGCATCTTTATTATTGCATAGGAGGTTGAGGGGCTTGAGGTTCATTACCACTAAATCCTTGTTCACCAGGAGTAGGTACTTGACCCGTTCCTATATTTCCGTTACCTGCTCCTGTTGGGTCAGATGGTTGAGGCGCACCTTGTGCAGGGCCAGCTTGTGCAGCCTGTGCTTCAGCTTGTTGCTTCTGCATTATCATAGCTTGCTCTTGCGCTTCCTCAATATTGTTAGTAACCTTATCAGGATCTAACTCCATAGACTTTGCAATCTCACGGATGATGTACTGAGACTTCATCCAAGGTGCAAGGTTAGGATTAGCACCTACCTGTAAGAACTGCATCAATCGTTGGCTACGTACTTCATTAGCCATAAGTGATTCTGTTCCACGGGCCTTAACTTCTAGGTCACCACGGATGCTCTTATCAAAGTCAAACTGCATATTGAAGTGAAAGAAGCTCTTACCCATTGGCCCTAGTAAGTAGTCATCAATGTTTTTGATAACAGTCTTGATGCCGCCAGCAGCAGCATTCATTAACATACTGATACCACTAGAGGTACGACCTACCCCTGTAACACCTGTCTGTCCATGAGAGAAAGAAGGCAAGCCTGTAGACTCGTCTGCTAACTGTCGTGCCTTGTCGAACAACTGTAGGTTCTCACCTGACACGTTAGGATACTTAGTACCGAACAATGCTTGGCCTGGTGCTCCACCTTGCCTACGGAATACTTTGCCTGGGTATAGCTGCATGTCTTGACCAGGAACTAAGTTAGTCTCGTCAACTTCAAAGATCAAGTTACCTGACAGTACAGCGTTATCTACAGCCATACGCATGAAACCATTCATAAGAGTCTGTGTATCATCCATGTTCTCTGCTAGTGCAATACCAAACAGTGAGTATGGGTTATGCTCATATGGCACAGCGTAGTATGGTAGACGTACAGGCTTGAATGGATTAAGCACAGAGCGTATAACACGATCATTACAAATCCAGATGTTAACTTGTAACTCGTCTGCATCTTCTAGCTCTTCTGGTATTTCAATTTCATACTCTTCTATAGTATCCATATCCATAACGCCCCAGTACTCTAGTACCTCAAAGCGTTCTACGCCTGAGTCTAGCTGGTAGTCTACTAGATCATCTTCCCAATATTTCTTAGTGTAGTTTTCACCATGATCTACTACAGATTCAATAACATCCTTACGGAAAAATGGACGCTTCTTTAAATCGCGTAGTTGGCTACGATTCATCTTGTGACGTTGTACTGAGTACTGACAGTCACTAATATGTGCAGCATCAGGATCAGGATAAAAGTCCCACACAGAAACATAAGACACCTTAGGTACAGTCTTGGTAATAGGAATATAGTTACCATCTTCGTCCCAATCAGGGTATTCTTTGTCTACTGCCATTGGCCCTTTCATAATGCCTGTACCAAACAGTGGCATCTCAAATGCAGCAGAGCGTAGTTGCTTAGTTGCTTCTGATTCATCTAGCTGGTCATGGATCTTCTTCTCCATGCGTTTAGCTGCAAGCATAGCAGGATTATAGTTAACTGAAGTAGGAGAAGAACCCATACCTTCTTTAACATCCTTGCCTTCTAACTTATCCTCAAGTGGCCCTAGCTTTAGTGAAGTTTCTGTAGCACCTGCTGGTAGCTCCTTTCCATCACCAGCAAAGCCATAAGGAGAATCTCCCTCTTTCCCCTCTGCTGCTGGATCATAATGTACATCACCTGCAATGCCCTCAGGCAACACAGTAGGATCTACAGATAAGGGAAAGCGACCTGCACTGAATAGTACATCTGTGATCTGACCATAGGCAGCTAGTACCTTAGTCTTAGTAACCTTAATGAATACGCGAGACTTCTCAGCTTCAGTGAACTTAACTGCATCACTATACACACCACGATAGTTTTTGTAGTTACGTAGCCACTGATCTTCGTATTGCCTACGAGCAGTCTCTGCTTTTGTGAATCGTTCATTTACTATATCGACTAAGCGACTTACGTACACCTTCTCTTCGGATGATTCAGATACATCATCTAATGATACAGTCTCACTGCTTAGTTCTGGTAATTGTTCTTCTGCCATTTCTTACTCACAAAATGTTAAATTAATAACCCATCACTGGGTCTGCTAAGTACTGACTGTTAGGTCTTGCTGTTGCTGGATCATAATCAAATACACCAAATCTAGGTCTGGACATAATGCCATACCTAAGTGCATCGTATAAGTGATCGTGTGCGTAATGCGTATCTATATCTTCTGCATTCTTTTTATCTAATGGTATGATAGGCAGTTGAGATATAAGATGATTACAAGTATTGAATATAGCCATACGAGGTTCTCCCGTAAATTCATCTACCTGTAAGCGTCTGTGTAATTCGTTCTTGCCAGAGACTCTAGTTCCCTTTGACCTATCTGATGGCCTCCATCGGCATCCCTTGACTACCATACGCTCTGCTATGCTAGGGCCAGTATCACCCCTTTTGTGCCAGCAGGAGGAGTCTAAGACACCATACTGAATACCACCATCTTCACTTTCTGCATCTAGTATCATATCAGCTAAGTCTTCTGCTAATACTTTAGATACATACATCTCTCTGTATACTATTAACTGGTTATCTGGAGCAACAGCACACCAAACAATTGCGGAGTAACTCCCGTAACCATAGTCTCCAGCACGGAATTTAGTCCAATTATTGGGTATTTCAAAAGGTTCCACAACGTGTATAGACCTATTAAACTCAGGGAAAGCTGAACCTTCTGCAATATCCCAGTCTCCTTCAAGCAACTGTCTACGCTGTTGCTCTGGTAATGATAGTAAGTTTGCTTCATAGTCACCTGTCTCAGTCAAGTAAGGGTTATCAGATAGCTTCGCAGGAATAAACTTCCTACGGAAAAGTGCCTCACCTTCCTTGGAGTGGCCCTTCGGGTAGATCATTGGATTGCCAGTCTCTGAATCAGTAGCATCGAATGGCTCCCCGTAAGGTGCAGGATCAATGAACATCTTCTTTACCCAAGCATGACCACGACCACCTGGGTTAGTCGATGCTCTCATGTATATGGGTAGTTCAGGTGCTGTACTTCTTAAACGTGATCGTAGGTAATCCCAAGCATAGGATGTACCCCATTGAGTTAACTCGTCAAAGCCAACCCAAGAGAATGATAGTCCTTGGTAACGAGATACGTCATCATCCTTATCAAGGTAGGAGAACCATAGTCTGCCACCAGATGGAGCAGTCCAAGTCATCTTACGTTCTGACCACTTGATACCTGGAATTATCTTAGGATACATCTCCTGAGACTTCCAGATCAACTCACGTAGTTCTTCTGTAGTATGACGTAGTATTAATCCTGAGAACTGAGGGTGGGTTATATAGCGTAGTGGGTCAGCTAACATTGCGTAAGACTTACCACCACCAGCACTGCCACCATACAGTACTTCTCTCTCACCAGCAGCTAGGAAATCTGTCTGTGGCCCTACGTTAGGTGAGAATATTATATTCTGTTCAGCTACATCTACTTCTTCTAGCTGTTCTGCCAAGACTATCTGGCTAGGTGAATCTTCTATCGGCAAAGTTTCTTGCACCTTTTCTGTGCGCTTCGTACTTTTCCGCAATTGCTTTGGCTTTGGCGTACCTTTCGGCCCAGTAGTTTGCGCTTCTAGCTTTAGTCTTGTTCTTCCTGTCACTGTCTTGTCTCTTCTTTAGACCCATGTGAGAAATGCTACGTCCTGACTGTGTAGTTAACCATGCAGCTACTTCACGATAGGAATATAACCTTAGATGCTTCTTTGCTTGTTCAAGTAAGTCTAGTTCATCTGGTATAGGGATAAGTATGTCGTTATCATCTTCACATAGCATGTATCCAAAGGGAACTGTCCTACCTATGCGAGGAATAGGAACCCATTCGTATGAATCCATATCAATGTCAGGCAATTCATACTCACCTGCACTGGGCATTGCTATTGCTTCCATGTTATTTACTTCCTGTAGCTAGTCAGCTACTATTTTGTGGGGGAAGCAGGAACACTATAAGCCACTCATTATTGTTGTTATATCTAGGCGTAAGTGCTTAGTGTTCCTGCTAATTCGGTTATGACTCTTTGGGTGGTAGGAGCATGATACCCCCTGTTGTTTTAACTTCCACCTTCTCAGTCTTGGCAAATCCTGCTCTATCCATCATATCTTTAGCAGCATTCATCTTATCTTTGATTCCTAGCTGTGTAGGATCACGTAAGGCAGACACCATAGCTGTAGCTGCCTGAGGTGCGTTACGGGCAATGTACATCTGTGTGTGATCTGCTATCTCGTCCTTCAATGACTTAACGATAGAGGTAGTAGAAGTACTAGCAGCATAGCCAGCCAGCTTCTTAGCCTCTGTGATAGACCCATTAGCCTCTTCAAATAAGACTTGTAGGAATAACTGCTGCTGTTCTGATAGTGTTCTCATAATTTCTCTTTCTGTCTCTTTTCAAAGAGGTTAATAGCCATGTTGATCTGTTTGAATGTGTAGCGTTTACCTGTCCTTGCGTGTAATGCTTCTCTTACGTAGTACGTAGTAGAGTGGGGAAGGTTAGCTTGCATCAGTTTGTTTTGATTCAACAGTTCATACATCCTTTCAAGGAGCATATCGTCTGTTCGTGTATCAATCATATCCTTTGATTCATTCATATTGTACAGTTATATCCAAATTAAGTTAAATGTCAAGCATTATTTTACTATTCAATGTAATTAGTCAAATTACAATACATCTATAGTGTTGGCGATCTAGGGTTTTGAGTGTGGCACTTGAGGTGTTGGCGATTTAGCCAACTAGTCTAACTTACACTTAAGGTGTTTGGCAGATAAGCCATTTAGAGGAAGGTACTTTAAGTGCTTTTTCCTTTTCTAGTAGCAATCAGGTAAAGGCATTTAAGTGTTTAGAGGAAGGAACCTTATATGAGCACCTTAAGTGAAACAGACAAAGCAGTTATACCATGACGTATTGAAAAAGTCAAGCTATATTTACTAGCATGTCGCATTTAGGTATGTACATGTCCCGTGTGAACCTTATATGAACATAGCTTCTCTGTGTATATGTGGATAACTATGTGTATAACTCCTGTGTTTTAGCGAAAGTGGTTTACAGTCTCTTTTTCACCTTCTGTGTAGTAGCACATATACGCTAACGTAGGCCACCCCCATGGCCCTTGCCCCTCCTAGTCACTTGCAAGGTCAGAAGGGATAGGCAATTGAGCTATAAAACCCCATTAATACGCCTACTTTGCTGCATATAAGGTATACATAGGCCGTATTAAGCC